GATATACACCACGATACAATCGTGAGTGCGTTCCATGCTGCATCTGAGCATGAACAGTAAATCTTATTTCCAACAACAACTGCTGGAAGTCCACTAATCAGTGTGCCTTTTGCATCTTGGTCTCCAGCTGAGTATGTTTCCGTATCACTGTAATAAACATATAAAAGTTTATTTATTCCTCGATATGCGAGTGGGTGATCGGTGTAATACTGGTCTCCGATAAATACATCATCATCTGCATAAAACATAAATTGCATCGTCTCGCTCGTAATATCCCTGTTATCCTTATACCGTTTCATATCACCAGTTAGGAATATAATCTCACTAACATCTAATAAACTGCTATCAATTATCGGATACTGTCTCGCTAACGCTAACGCTGCATCTCGTTCCGTATTCGATGATGATGTGAAATTAGTATTATTAAACGCCTTATATAAAATAATTTCTATCGATTTAAACTCTCCGTTGCTATCAACGTATGGTGTGTATTGCAGTGATAATGCAACATCTGAGTTCTTTTCAAATCTCGTTGCAACACTGAAATTATCTTCCATCTTGATATTATATATAAACGTGTCATTCGCTAAATACATCGTACCTGCTAATCCGAATGTATCAGGATCACCAGTTATATAATTAAATTCAACCATTGCTAATCGAGGATACATATTTGCTGTCGCTATCTGTAATACATAATTTTCAAATAACAAATCGCGTGTATTCTCAGTTGTCGAGAATGTCGTTTTAAATGTCGTTAAATGATTACTTATATACGCGTCACTCGCCTCTGTAATTGCTGTGTATCGCTTCCTACTATTTATACCTGTGAATAATTCTTTCATAACATGATCGCGTGTAACCTGTCCTACGAAATTATAGAACCCATTATTAAATTTAACTGTCTGAGATGTTAATATATATCTCGTATCATAGACATCTGATAAATTAGGTATGAGGCTAAAATCGGTATATCTACCATATATAAAATGTTCTGGATTGCCTAATCTGTTTACTGTATTTTTTTGATTATTTGATAAATGTCCTAAATCTGCGAAACTCGTATTCTGATTATTTATCAGTGTTCTCGCTGTATTATTTAATGTACTTTTCTCGCTGATAAATTTAACATCCTCGATGGACTTATATTTAACTTTAAAGCCCAATTCTACGATGTCTCCGTTGTTTAAATCGGCTGCTGTAGTAAGTATGCCTAACGCATTATATAAGACGTTTATAATCGCTCTTTTCGGTGTTACCAGTGGAAGCCATGCTGCCTCTGTATATCCGAGACCTTTTATAATATTACTGCCTTCTTCGAAATATAACGCATTACGTTTATAATCTGTATCAGTTACTAATAACAGCGATGTCGATTTCTTATAACTGTCATATACTTTTTTCTCTACCACATAATCTGTGATATCAACATCTATCGCACCATATAACGTATCACGATATATACATCTTATTTCATCTATCGTAAATATCGGCTTCGGTAATATAATCTCACCGTTATCTGTACTCAACACTGAATCGGCTGTCGTTCTTACTGTAATTACATCGAACGTCTCAACATTTACGGTATTATATACCACGTTCTTAGCTTCGATTTCTAACGTGTTTACATAATTATCGATACTCTGTGTGAGTTGCTCATCGTGTATCAACGCTGTATTTATTACAGAACCAGTCGCTGCTAAATCCAAACAACTTATCTCTGTAAATGTACTCATCGACACAACACAATTTACTTTCACTAATAGGTCATTAAATACCTCGTATAATGTCGGTCTATCCCAGTGTATCTCAGGACACGTCACTGTGTCTGTTTTCGCTATTAACGCAGAACTGAGTGTGAGTGTCGGTGCGTATATCTCAATATATTTCGCTAAATAATAATATATCGTACGCGGTGTTCCTATCAGTGGCTGTGTTATCGACCGATTAGGTAATACAATCCCTTGCAATATAATCGTGGGTGATATTAACCCTAACTCGTAATTATATTTTCTAGGTGCTACATACGATGATATCGAACGTTTAATATCTGATACCAACATATATTTCGCATAACCAATCGCAGTATCTCTAATTAATACTTCGTCCATCGGCTCGATATCGAACACGAGTGACTGAGGTATTACGATCGTTCCAGTATCTAGTGTTTCGTTTAAATGTTTATTAATATAGAATCCTGGCTTGTAGCTTTTCAGTACATCATTAATATATAAATTAATCATTCGTGTACCTGCTTCCACTCTTAGATATGTAACCTGCACGTTCTCTAATTATTCGAGTTTCTCTGTTGTCTGCATATTGTTTAACTCCTGAACTAATCACACTTGCCACATATTTAGAACCAACATATACTGCACCTACTGGTCCACCAATAGCAATAGTCGCTACATCTGCACCGATAGATAATACTGAGTTGATCGTTTCAACTGATGCGTAATCACCTGTAAGCTCGCCATATTGCTGAACGCTATTTGTGAGTAACTGTTTACCAGCACCAATTAATGCTGCATTAACTGCTTTCTGCTGAATCGATGCCTTGCCTTGTTCTTTACCAGCTGTTGCTTCTCCAACACCAGATTCAGGTGTCGTATCGTTGGCTGTCTGTCCTTTTTTAACTAATATTTCAATAGGTTCTGGCATGGTTTCACATCCTTTCGCTTACTATACGATAAACCCTAACGATAATACAGGCAGTGCCTGATTATTACTATTCACACTCGAACTGTCGAGTTTCATGCTATATTCTTCAATCTCGTCATTATCCGTATATGTGAGTTTAATCGCAAATGTCGTATTAATATCTAATAACCCTTTACGGATTCCTCGTATTTTCGTGTTTAAATCATCACCACGATTTACTACCGTACACGTGAATTTTAATATACCGTTCGTTATCTCTGTGGTATTTATATACCCTGCCGAATCTCTCTGATTATCCACGCCTGCAATATAATTCAAATTACGAGATGTTGTCGTGAGCAGATTACCGTCAATATATACCGTCTTTATATCGCTGATATTACTCGATATAATTAACGTAACTGACACGATATACTGTGAGGTATAATTATTACCAGCTGGCTGATATGCACTCAGTAATAACGGTGTTCCGTAAAACTGCTTTACATAATCAAGACCGTCTGTAAATGACACGTCATTATATGCCTTCGTTATCGTTTCTAACAGCGTTTTCGTAGCTGGCATATCATCTGTATATACTGCTAACTGTATCGGCTGTATCGTGCTGTCCTGATATATGCTACCTTGCAAATACTTAATAACGACAACTGTTCCGTCACCGTTATAATTATTATTTAATTCATTAGTAACTGTAATACTGCTACCGAATATGCCCTGTAAATAACTAAGATAACTCATATATTACACTACCTCCAAATACTGCACTGACTTGCTCTATCGTACGCTCAACCCACTGTAAATTTATATGCCCTTTATTCGGCCCTGACTGAGTCGGTAATAATTGATCGTTCACTTTTCTCGCATAATCGTAACTCCCTGTCGGCCCTGATATTCCAATTTTCCAGTGTGTTCCCATATCTGTCAGTGTGATATTATCGACCATATTACGCGAGTCTTTCGGACAATTCGCTAACAGTGCTGAATATAACACCATATAAAAATCTCTCGTTGCTTCCATGATATCATCTCCGTAACGAAATCGTAGTCGTATATACTGGTCTCGAATTGAACTCTTTGCTCTTATTCTGATCATCAGGAATCGCATTTACAACGAGCCATAACTCACCACTATATAACACATAATCGTTCGGCTCTAAATCGCCTACATAATCACTCGTTTCTATCGTGACCGTGTACTGCTTAGCTTGCACGTTTCCGTTCATAAATATAACAACATTTACTGCAACGGTATCTGTCGAGTAGAATATACCCTGTGCTATCGCTCCAGATGTTAATTTATTCCCAGTTACATACGTTGCTTTATAATATTTATTACGATCAAATCGTCCTTTTCGGCTCGTTCTAACGTCTATTGCCATGCTGATTTACCGAGAACACGTTCAGGCGTGATATTACAATACCCAGCTATCTTATATACCATGAGTGTGTTCGGTGCTAGCTTACTGATAGTCGTTTCACCGTCTATCGTGATATCTCCATTACGTCTTATATAATCGATTTGGTGTAATATTCCTTCTTTAAATATATCGGCATCATAATCTTCATAATCGAAATAAAAGTTAAATTTCATGAAGTTAAAAACCCAGTCCTGAACACGCTTAATAAATATCTTAGTCACATTGCCTGGATTGTCTGTATTTGATTTTCTTAATTCTATATCGAGGTCGATACCTGAAAATTCAAGATATTCTGCTCGTGTCACATAGTCCATAATTTTGTCTCCTTTGCGTAAAAATATATTCCACTGTATAAAAATAGGGCAAGGGTATTAACCCTCACCCTTTGGTCAGTTATAAATTAACTACTAAGCCAACGTGCCATCAACTAATCTAACAGCTAACGTTGCTCTTAAAATCTTGATACCATATAGAATATCGAATGAAATGACATCGTATTTATATGTGGAATTGTAATCGAATACAACTCTTACTGATAGGCCATCAGCTGTTGCTACTGCTGCTTTAGCTGCACCTTGAGGTACTGCTAGTGGTCTATTAACAAATGTGATTGCATCCTTTTGGAATGCCAACGTACTAGCATTACGAATAATCGTAACTGACGTTGCAGTAAATGTTGCTGCTAATGCTGGTGTTACTGCAAGTGATGCGATAGCACTAGTGTCTCCAGTTCCATCTGCTGTAAATCGGTATAAAATACCGCCTAATATAAATCCATCACCAGTTTTAAGTGTTACAGTTGCTCCACTCAATAACGTAATTGCTACGACTTCTTCAGTGATTGTTCCTGCAACGGACATCGTACCGATTGCAGTACCTGAAGTTGCTGCTGTCGATGTTGGTGTGTTTTGATCCATGAATGAATCCATGCCGAAGATTGGTCCAAGTTCTGCTCTGCGTAACATATTGTTATCGCCAGCGTATGAACCCTTAACTAAATGGTCAAGTTGACCATATCTGTATTTGTGTAATGGTGACATTACGATTGAACGATCAATTTTTGGTGCTTTTGCAATATCTAACGCTTTTGCTAAACTACCAAAATCAGCCAATGTCGTTGGTGTTGCAGCTGATGTTGTTACTGTCGAATTTGCACCTTCAAATAATGCGTTCGCAATATCTGCATCCACTGCTTCTCCAATAGCTGCCATCGCTGGTGCGATAACTTGACTAGAAAAATCAATTAACGATAATGACCATTCTTTAGATGTAATTACTACCGATACATCCTTGAATTTATTTAACACAACTGCTACATAAGTTTCAGTCGTATTTTGTGTTGTAATAGTGCTTGAAAAATCATACGCTACTAGAGATGCAGGAACTCTTACGTTCACTGTTGCTCCAATATGATTTACAAATTCACCTGAGAAATCAGTGTGTACTAAATCTTTATATACACAGTTATTTCTTAAAATTGCTAATGCTTCCTTCGCCACTATTGTTGGCGTAATTAATGTATTTCCTGAATAAGCCATTTTTAAATCTCCTTTTTATTATTTTCTATTTTTTATCTCCGTACCATCGACATTATGTGTCTTCCGATACTCAACGTACTCGTGGTCTGATAATTTGTCAACTTCGACTTTATTGCCACCACCTAAATCTAGCGAACTGTTTATTTTCTTAAACGTCTCAGCTGTGAATTTAGGATTTTCCTCAACGAATTTCTTGGCATTAACCTCGAAATCGGCTACGTCAATTTTGCCTAACGCATAATCGACAAACCCCTCATCTATACCATATTCCTTGAGTTTATTTTTATATCCGTCAACCTTTAATTGATCGTTTGTTTTCTTAATTTCTTCATAATCTCCAAATTCTGATTTCAACGTTTCCAATTCAGCATCATGCTCTGTCGCCTTAGCGATGGCTTCTGCCTTCAGTTCTTTATTCGCTGTGTTAATTTCATCAAATCGAGATTTAGGTATAAATTGTCCTAATTCCTTACCTTCTAACGCTTCACTAACCTGAGCATATAGCTCTTCTGATAAATTGCTTTTCAATAATTCTAATATCATTTTGAGTTCTCCTTCATTTTTTTACGCGGTATGTCCGCGATTTGGATTTCTAGTGTTATCGTACACTCTCACGTTTATAAAAATGCTCTATCACGTTACAACTCTTATAATAACCGATTTGGCTACTTTTTTGCAACCCCTAAATTATATAATAATACTTTCTGCGTTTCTCTACGATAATCCCTCGATAATGCAGGATTACTATCAGTCAAACTTCGCTGTGCTTTCTGCCATTTACTTATCAGCACCCTGTCGTGTGCAATTACTCCTGGAGGCACGATATCACCGAGTAACTTATTCTGCTCCATGCGGTTTTTATAAAATCGTATTTGTCTCTCGTTATATCTCAGTTTCTGTGAATCATCGTAATTCTTATCGCGATAACTCCCACTCGATAACTTTAGTTTATCTATTACAGCCTTATTACTGCCACCTGCCTGTTCGAGTGATATCGCAGTGAACGTATGTCGGCAATTCGGTCGTGTCGTCAGATACGGTTTACCATCTCGGACACTCTGAACTGATTTCATATTTTTACTATCGATAATTTTCTGTATATCTGATTTCTCGTATCCGAATGTTTTCCACCTGCTGTCATAATACATCTTACCTTGAAATGCTTTATGATCGTCTGCACAATCTGCAAAATGGTTTGTTATATAAAACACCACACCAGCCTGACCACCAGCTGATAACTGCGAGGCACTGATTTCCTGCTGCACGGTCGTTCTGACGTTCATTTCCATATACTCTTTATAACCCATCTGTCTGCCATTTTTATATGTAATTTTCAATCCCTCGTTTATACCAATCTGTGTCTGCTTAAATATTGCTTCCTTCAACGGTATCGTCCGCGATAACCTGATTATATTTTTACTTGCCTTATCGTGATATTTCTCAGCACTCTTAATTAATAACTCAGTACCACGCTTACTGTTTTTCGATATTTTATTCAAATCGGTTTTCGTCAGCTCACCTGCACGCTCGACAACCTCATCAATTAACCCCAGTGTTTTTTTCTTATCTGACTCGAGTAACTGTGCTAACATCGTTTTATCGCTCTTTACGAGCGACTGATTCACACGTGCTATCATATTATTTTCAGTCGTCTCGAATATTTCTCTCATCGCTAACGCGATTGCATCTGCGTTCTCATTAATTTTCATCGCTCTCTATCCCATCATATATCGGTGACATATCCAACTCTGGTGATTTCTCGAGATACTCAGCAATATACGCGATTAACTCATCGCGGTTCTTAGCCTCAGGATAACACACATCTACGAACTGCTCAGGTGTCATTAACCCCTGTTGCAACGCTGGTGAATATTTCGCCAACACGTCATATAAGAAATACGTACTGATATTCTGTTTCGCTGTCTTATCGTCCTCACCATACCACTTCATCCGATACTCGTGCTTATCCATAATCCCAGCTGTAACATCTAACCGATCACGTGCCATCTCAGTTTCCGTATCCTCGATTATCGAGTCATCGAACTGTATCTTAATATCCTTATTTGCAACTTCTGGTATCAGATTCTTCGTGAACGTATTACTCGCATATATTACAGTTTTTACAATTCCGCGTAATACCTGCTCGAGTAATATCTCATGCTTTTTAATATTTCTGAACAGTGACGAGTTCTCACTCATAACCTGCGTGGCAGTCGCTAACGCTACTCCGTTAAATTTATAAAACGACTCACCGAGTCCGCATTTCATACTCAGTAACCCTAACTCACTGTTCAGCCCTGCGACATATGACTCGTGTCTCAGTACCCCTGACTTATCGGTGACTAATGGTTTACCATCTGCATTATCTGGCAAGTGATAGAACAGCTGGTCGTATGGATCAAATACTCTAACCTTCGTGACATTACCATCGCTATCAGTAACAGATTTGAAATTCCATGCCTCACTCGACAGGAATAACCGTTTACGTCCGAGCGTATATTCTAAATCGAAGCCATCATATTTCGTGTCGATAGCCTTTAACGTATCTATCGAGTTCGCAAATATCGATATGCCTAACTCGTTATCAGTTAAATTCGTTTTTAAATTATTTGCGATGTTCGGTCTGATAATATAAAACCATGCTAAATCTGATTTCGTATCAAACTCTGATTCATCGAATATCTTATCTTCTTTTAATAGCACATTATGTATCACGTAATTGCCAGCTTCGTTTTTCAGGTGAACGACAATACTCGTGCTATCGGTGTTCTCAGATACGAACGCACACTCAGTAATCGTTTTATTCTCGACTGTTATCGGCACGATTTTAATTGCATCAGCAAAATCAATCGACACGTACGATTTATCAGTTTTCATTATCTGGCTTTTCTCACCTACGAATAAGTTTTTCACGTTTACGTATATTGCACCTAATCCGAGTGCGAACGAATATTCGATTCCCTCGTTGGCCTTCGCCCAGAAATTGTTTTTATATAATATATCATCGAATAATATTTTCGATTTCTCAGGTATTACGATATTGCATTTCTCGTTAAATAATAAATTACTCCACGTCTCTGATACCTGTTTCGCCATCTGCAACGTTTTACGTCTTAATTCCAAGTGGCTATCACCGTTATATATGCGGTAATTATGAAACCCTAATACATCACCGCGATACCACGATAGCCATATATCGGTATACATCGATTTCTTAGGTAATACCTTGCCACCAGTTAAACCTGCTATTACTGTTCTCACATCCATATGCTACATACCACTCTTTCTCCAAATTCGTTCTAACGCATATCTGACAGCGTCAATACGGTGATTATCTTTATCAGGATACGTGCTTATAATTTCGCCATCCTTCGTTTTATCATGCTCGTAATTCATAAATTCCTTAGCAGCACCAGGACACCGAACTGGATCAATTACTATCTCAGTCAGTGATGCTAACCACTTCATCGAGTATGCTACACTGCCAGGCCCTTTAATCGCACCCTGCATCGAGTAACCCATAGTTCGCATATCTGCAATCGTTTTCTGCTCTGCACTATCTGCGGTTATCTGATACATAATATATTTTTTAATACGTTCAGCCCATGTTTCGTTCGACTGCTTATTACCTGATATCTCATCGTATATATGTAACACTCTACGGTTCGCATCGAAATTATTTACTATTAGAACATTCGGGTCTGGAAACCAGCCCCAGTCCTGACCGAAATACTGCTGCGAGAAATGTGCTATCTCATCATCGGTAATTTCGCGTAATACAACATTTTCAAATACGTTCGCACCATCTCCGACTGGTTCGCCTAAATACTCGTGTCGATATGCTTTCTCGTTTAACTCTTTTAATAACTCAGCTTCATCGAGTGCAAACCGTCCTATCCAATTTCTCGGCACATCTAAATATGTCGAGTGATGCACTAACATATTCGGCTTACCAGAACTTGCATATCGGTTCGCCCATGATGAACGAGAACGAGGCGGATTAAATGATTTGAATACATACCCAACATCACCACCACGAATTGCAGACTGTGTAACATCACGTATCTGCTCCTCACCTCTGAACTGGTCTAACTCCTCAAACCACAATACTGCAATATGTCCGAACGGTGGTTTAATCGATTTTATCTTTCCTGGATCGTCAGCACCGCGTAAATATATTTTCTGACCTGTCGGCAGATATTCACACTGCATCGGTGATGTCGTAAATTTCCAATTCGCAGTATCATCGATTTCAGATATCGCCCACATGAACTGAGCATATACGGAATCGCGTAACGTATTCTCGAACGGTCTGACAGCGAGTGCATGGAATTTCGGATTCTGTTTTATTATCTCAACGATGAATAATGCAATCGATGATGACTTCAACGCGAGGCGTCCGCCCTTGAATATATACTCACTATACTCGTGTGCTAATATCGAGCGGTGAACATCCACATATTCCTTACCGAGTATCGTAGCCGGTAATTCGAATAACTTACCAATATTATCTTTTTCGTCATCCTTCAAATATTCGAGCAATTCTTTAAACGCATGAGTATTTCCCTTATACGCTGCGTGCTGAGCCTGCCCCATAATCATAGCAAAAAGTACGTTAAACTCCTCATCTGCTAATTCACTACCGACACCGCGTTCCTTGAAATCGTTTACTATCTCAGGTGATAACGGTGAACCAAGAGCAGCGATGATCATTTCGCGTATTGATTTTTTCTTATTTGATTTTTCTTGCTCTGTTAAAATTGGAGATTCAAGTAAATCAAATTTCATACCTTCACCTCACCGTTTATTATAATCGAAATGCCTGCAAATATGCAACCACAAACTACAGATAAAAAAACTGCTCCTTATTTATAATTTTTATACGGATACATAGTTCGCATGGTTTAAGGCCTTTTCTCTAGAACTTTTTCCATACCTAGGTATAGTCACGATTTTATAGGAATAAGGGTATAAACTATGCTAACCATACGCAAATTAGAGGGTATTTGGTAGATGCGTAAGGTTGCTCGCAGGGTTGGTTTTTGGTAAATATTGGGTATTATATATATATATATATATAATAAAAAAAACAGCTCGCACGGTTACATGGTTTGAGGCTGTTTTTAGCAAACTATTTTGAAAAGATACGATTTGCGAGTGATTTGAACTCATTTAATGTGTAAATAACCTCAGCTATAAACCCCCTAGAACGTAATTCTGCAATAAATTCGAGCTGTTCAGGTGTAGGTTTACGAGGATGAATCTTGGTTTCTATGTAAAATGATATGCCAGTGTCGGTTAAAATTGTTAAATCAGGCCAGCCCTTTGGCACGCCAGTATTGAAATATGAACCGTCAGACATACGGATTTTAGCCACGTTAATATGGAAGCATAACCAGTTACGAGTGCCACACTCGATACGGATTTCGTTCGATAAGCGGTGTTCTGGTGTCATGGTTTTGCTCCTTTCACGCTCCGAAGTCAAATATATCGAACATGACTACCTCCGCTTTTATACGAGCTTCAGCTATGTTGATATAATCTTGCTCTAACTCACACCCTATATAATTTACCTTTTCAGATTTACACGCGACTGCTGTTGTGCCTGAACCCATGAAAGGATCAAGGCATATACCACCACGTGGAGTTACTAATCTAACTAAATATTGCATGAGGTCGATAGGTTTAACTGTTGGATGGATGTTTTTACGTTTTGTTTCGCCACGATTATATGCGTTGTCGATAGGCTTAGTTCTGCCATCGGTGGATATGCCATCATCGAAGTTAAATAGCCCAAAGTTACGTTCACTCTGTGAGGCTTTGGGTGTGTAGAAAAAACGTGCAGGCGATTCTTCATCGGAGTTAGGAAACAAATCAACAACCTCATCACTTCCGTCCAAAATTACGTTTGCAGGAAAACGACCGATAGGATTAGTCTCATTTCCACCATTACCAATAAACCCCCATTTTTGCTCTGTTTTATTATTATCAGCATTTCCACTACCCTTTGGTGGCTCTTCACCATTCAATCCCACCCTACACCCATCAATATTTATTCCACCTGTGCCATACTTTAATACATTACTCGCAACAGTTCCTATCAAAGGCTTACGCGCCATGACAATAGGTTCAAGTGCTGGTTTAAGAGCAGTGCCGTAACCTTGCCATTGTTTGGCTCTATCCGAACTCTCACCTTTTTGTGTTAATTGATTTTTAGTTTGATGCCAATCTTCACTGTCAGGTTTCATAAATCCTACTCCACTTGCTGGTTTACTATCAAACTCAACACCATCCATTTTATTTATTGCCTTTTCTACATCATGCGATTTAGGAAATCCTTGACCGTATAGCCAAGCAATCATATCTCTAATTTCAAACCCTGATAATCTCAAACCCATGACAACCCAGTCGTATGTGCGAGTTCCTGCGAATGATAATAAATAACCACCCGGCTTTAATACTCTTAAACATTCTTTCCAAAATATAGGCTGTGGAACAAATGAATCCCATTCTTTACCCATGAACCCTTTACCTATAATCTCGTGATACCCTGTTGTTATCCATGATTGTAATACCTCAACAGCGTTAGGTTCTTTGCCTAACCCATAAGGTGGATCAGTTACAATACTATCTATTGAGTTGTCTGGAAATGTTTTTAATATGTCTAAATTGTTACCATGATATATTTTGTTTAGTTCCATTTT